TTAGCCGGAAAACTACTAATGTCTGTATCTGATCAACCAAAATACAACAAAATATTCTCAAAATATGGGAAATAGCGGTACTGATGTACATCCACTAGGTTTGCTGCAAATTATTTTCCACTATTCCCTTATACATCAATGACTTAGCGGTTTAAGTGAATACTTATTGCTTAATAGTATTCCTATATAAATCAATGACTTACAAAACGCAAAAGCTAACAGTCGTACGGTACAATAAGCTAAAAATGGCACTCTGAGCTTCATCATAAATACTACAACTAGGAAATATTGATGCCAAGACTATCATTGTACAGACCGTCCAGAACAGCCGACTACAAATATCTCGATAATATTATACGCGAGCAATACACTGTTGGTGGCTTGGACATCCACATTCACAAATATGCAGGTGTGAAGCAAGCAGCTACTCCATCGGGGGATGCAACCCAACCCACGTACTCCGAAACCAATCCGTTATTCATTGAGGATTTGCTCTTGCTCGAAAATCGCAATCGCGAGTACGAAGATGACGTTTATACTATGCGCGGAGTTTATCGCTCGCAGGATATTGATTTCGACTTGAGTCAATTTGGATTGTTTATGCAAAACGATACGATGTTCATTACATTTCATTACAACGATATGATTGAACACATCGGCAGAAAACTAATGAATGGCGATGTGCTCGAGTTTCCAAACCTAATAGATTACCATCCGCTAGACACTAGTATTCCAAAAGGCTTGCCAAGATATTATGTTATTAACGATGCTTCGTTTGCAAGCGAAGGTTTCAGCCAGACTTGGCAGCCACACTTATGGAGAGTCAAGGCTGTTCCTTTGGTAGGTTCGCAAGAATACAAAGACATTTTAGATCAATTTGTTAATACGCAAGGCGACATAGACACCGGTGACGATGGGCTCGGAAACGGTGATGGCACATTAGCAGACTACATGTGTCAACATCAAAAGAATTTAGACATCAACGATGCTATTCTAACCCAAGCAGAAATAGAAGTGCCACTAAGTGGATACGATGTGAGTAAATTTTATATTATTAATTACGATGAAGATGGGAGACCAACAGACGGAGACGGTATTACGGTCGACAATGAATTAATTACTGCGGACTTAACTATTATTACGGCTGACCGCGCCGCGGTATCCCCTACCCCAACTGGAATGGAGCTCGGATACTTAACTGGTGACGGTGAAGCTCCTAATGGTTTTCCTGTAACACCTGGTGTTACATTCCCGCCAAACGCACTTGATGGGGAGTACTGTTTACGACTAGACTATTTCCCTAATAGGTTGTTCCGATTTAACGGACACATTTGGGAAAAGGTAGAAGACAACATCAGAACTAACTTATACTTAAATGGCGAGACTCAACGTAGTAGCTTCGTTAATAACTCAGACACTATCGAAACAGTTGACCGCGGAACTATTCCTTCGAGACAATCACTTAGTGATTTACTTAAACCCGAGCGCGATAATTGACGCATAAATATAAACTAAGAGGATTTATTTATGTCACAATTTTATTATGATGGTCAGGTGAGGAGATTTCTTTTACAATTTGCAAGAATATTCAGCAACTTCGAAGTAGAGTTCGGGCTTAATAATGTAGGTGAGCAAACTATGATCCGGGTTCCTGTCCGTTACGGTGACGCAAGTAGACAAGCCCAGACTATCCTACAAGAGAACTCAGCCAATAACGTACCGTGTGCTCCGCAGATGTCATTCTATGTTAATAATTTAAAATACGATCGGAAGCGTGTGCAAGAGCCGAGTTTCGTTGACCGCAAACAAGTACGGCAGCGTGAATGGAACGAAGGTTCACAATCGTACGAACAGACTCAAGGTAATGCGTTCAACGTCGAGCGTCCTATGCCTGTGCCGTATGAACTAGGTTTGTCCCTTGACATTTGGACATCTAGCACAAACATGAAGCTTCAACTTATAGAGCAGATATTACCGCTGTTTAATCCAGCACTCGAGATTCAATCAACAGATAACTATTTAGACTGGACTAGCCTTAGTGCGGTTGAGCTTGCTGATGTTAACTGGAGCTCACGGTCTATTCCAAATAACAACAATGACATCGATATTGCTACATTAAAATTCACACTGCCAATTTGGTTAAGCCCTCCTGCTAAGGTTACAAAGGACGGAGTAATACATAAGATCATCGCAAGCATATACGACAGCGATGGCCAGTACGTCGATGCTATTAACAGCGATGACTTATTGCTTGGCACAAGAATAAAAATTACACCACATGGCTATCAGGTATTTCTACTCGGTAACGAGTTGCGTTTATTACCGCCAACTGCACCAGAAGATAACTTAGATAATCTCGAATTGCCAGACGTGGTTGATAGTAACTTGTCCTGGAACGCGGTTAGTGGCGAGTACGGTGTTCTAAACGATGGCATAAGCCAAGTTCGTTTAATTTCAGACGAGGGTAACGACATTGTAGGCACTGTGACTCGTCACAGTGTGGACCAAAGTGTATTAATATTTAATGTCGACGAAGATACTATTAGCAGCAACACAATACCGCCGATAGACGCAATAATAGATCCACTTGTGTCTGGGCCATCCGCTGGGTTGCCAGCGGCAGTTGCAGGGCAGCGTTATCTAATAACTGAAGATATAGGTGATGCAGACAATGTAGCAGAGGCCGAGGCGTGGAAAGGAAACAACCCGAACTTCAAAGCTAAGAAGCACGACATCGTCGAATTCAACGGCACTGATTGGGTGGTTGTATTTAATGCAGAAGATTTTGATAAGGGGCACGGTAACAACGAAGGGCTCGACCCTGACAATCCAGTCGTGGTGCGCGAATATGTCACTAACCTGACTACAGGTGTGCAATACAAAACAAAAGAAAAAGGATGGGTTCGTAGTTACGAAGGTATTTACCATGGAGGAGACTGGGGGTTAATTTTATGATCAGTGCCGTGGGCATTTGGTTTTACTCCGTAGACACAAATAAACACCTTTACTTAATGCGAGACGATAAGAAGTATTCCGGACACTGGGGATTGCCAGGCGGGAAGATCGAAGATAACGAAACTCTACTAGAAGCTATAGAGCGTGAGTGCAAAGAAGAAATGGGTGCAATGCCAGAGTACATAAAATTAATTCCCATTGAAAAGTTTACAACTGATGATAATTTCTTTTGTTATCATACATTCTACTGTATAGTCGAAAACGAATTTGCCCCAGTGCTAAATCACGAACATGTCGGTTATGCCTGGGTTAACTCTGGTATAATCCCTAAGCCGTTACATCCAGGTTTGTGGGCTACACTAAAAATAGATGATGTGTTTAAACGGATAGATACTCTTAAAGATTTGTATTTAGATATCGCACTCGGAAACGAAAGTACGGATTGATATTGTCTTAAGGTTAATACAACGTCTCCATTGGTCTGGACTTTCACCATCAGTAACATGATAAAATGATACGTCATCGTAAGTACTCATAATAGTTTTAACTGCGGCAATTAGTTTAGCGTTCTCAGCAG